TACTTCTTCACCTCATTTTCACTATCCGTCGGCACACTAGGCCGCTGTGGTTCTTCCAGTCTATCGGGTATGCCGTTACCGTCCTTATCAACCCATAACGCAAGGAATCCGACCAATGCAGTTAATACAGACGGTATGAATATGTGGTCGATGATGTTGATACCGACGCTAATTATCTTCCCCCGGTCATCGTCCACATAACCGCTGACGAAAGTCAGAATGTATGTAACAACAACCAATAAAATAGGGACTAGCATAACTAGTACTAGTCCCCGTGTAGCAATAACCCCCGTCGGATGAATCCCGCCTACTCTTGCCGACTGGAACGCCCGCTTAAGTGATTGAATAATCTTCTCTCTCATCGCTTATCACCGTGTATTTCGTTCCGAAGGTCATCGACCCGTGACTCCAAGACTTCGACCCGCCCAGCAAGCTGTAAATGCCGCTGTGCTTGCTGTATACGGTCTTGCCGAGATAACCGGATTTCTTCTTTTAACTCTTTCAGCGTCTCAATCAACGTATCGTACTTAGCCGTGATGAATTTGATATCGTTCTCACGGTCTTTTTTTATGTTCTCCAACATCGGCGATATACCGCGATAATATATCGCCCCGCATATAGTACTGACAATTACGACAATAGCGGCGACGCTCTCAATCGTAAAGCTCCATGTCCACATGCCTAGCCTTCGCTTTCTGCGGTTTCGTCGCCGAGTACATCAAGAATTAAATTGTGAATGCAGTCCGCTGTAGGGCAACGACCGTTTTCTAAGAGTTCCGAGCCGCAGTATTCACAATAATACTTAACGGGAATATTAGAATAATCATTGACTGCCGTCTTGTTCAATTCGTCCATTATTTGACCCCCTTAATTGCCGTTGCCATTTCCGCGGTCAGCTTCTTGTACTGTGCCTGTATATCCGTATAAGTCGCTCCGATTAAAGCACGCTGAAGAATTGCGTCTTTAAGCCGTTTAAAACGCGGTTCATACTCTGCCTTTATCGCGGCGATTTCGTCTGTTTTTGTTCGCGTGAATTCAACACGCGGACGTTCAGCAAACTGTCCGTCTTTATAGATTTTCCCTCTTAAAAACTCATTCAAAGTGTTATCGTCTCCGGGAATGAATTGAGCCATGTCAGGATATTCTTTTTTTGCTATTTCCAGACTTTCAGCCTCATTCCTCAGGACGAGTGTTGAAGTAAACAAACATCCGTTTTCATCAATAACATGAATATACTTATTCATTTTTGTCCCCCTTTTTTTAGTATCCTATTGCGATATAACGATATCCGTCCGATACGCTCGCCGAGTCGCTGTCATCAAACGCGAGCTGTGCCCCTGTCCTTGTTTCGCTATTAAAACACGCGGCGAAGTTTCCCCCGCCATTGGGGTTTCTCCTTAACGCACCCCAAACTCCAATACAAGCCGTTGTAAAGGAAATTGGGAATGTTATCGTATACTTATATTGGTCTCCGATTCTGACAGTGCCCTGAACGCCGCCCCATTGAATTGTGAATCCGTTGGCAAACTGAATGAACCCGTTTTCGCTCAGCCGCTGAGCCGTAATACCGCCCGTTCCGAGTATCTTTTTTATGTCTTTTAGCGTTGCCGCCGGTGATTCTTGCCAATTATTCGAGCCGAGTATATTCGCGATTGCCGCTGTTATAAGGGGGTGTGCCGCGTTATCGGTGTTGTGCGTCGTCAGTGCGGTCTTTGCTTCTTGTAAGACCCCACTGTGAGCGTGAGGATCTTCATTGTGAGCGGTCAACTCTCCTTTTGTGATATATGTATCATCACTTGTAACGAATGTAATATTGCTTGCGTTACCTATCTTCGTTCGAATCTTATAAATTTCGCTGTCAATGGGCGTGTTCTTATCAGGTATATACCCTACCTGATTACCCCCGTTGGTGTATGAGTACATGACTTCTTCGCCGCCGTCAATTTTAGCAAACAAGGCGACTTCTCTAGGGAAGAAGCCTTCTTCAACGGTGCTGTTCGATAAGGTCGCCGTTATCATGTACTGCCCGTCGCCGTCCTTTACTGCCGAGCTTACGGGTAATGTCATCTTCGGGCTGATTACATTAGTCATTTGGCTAATGTTCTTGCCGCTGTCGTCCCCATTGCCGACTACAACCTTAGTAAACACCACCGCTTTTTTCGTCGCGATTGATTCAGCTAAAAGGTTATACCCCTTGGCTGTTATAATGTTCCGCGGATATTGACTTGCCATATATTTCTCCTTTCTAACCCACACTATTAACTACGTGCCCAACTTTAACCCATACGCCGCCGTATAAGTCTGCCGTATCCATGTCAGCATTTACACCGACTGACGGTTCTATAATCGTCGTATTTCTACGACTTACCCATACCGCCGCCGAGATACCCCCGTCTACGTCGTGAACGTCTGCAATTGATATACCGATATGTGACGGCTTTACAATGGCGAGGTTCTGCCGTATCTGATTCACTGCGTACACGAACGATGAGTTACTGAACTCTAACTTTAGTAGCCCGTCCTCAAATTTAACTTCCACATCATCGAGAACGAAGGTTTTTACGATTGCTTTGATTTTTTCAAGTGTACATTTGCCACTATTGTTCCATAACATTTGCACGATTTGCCGTCGCTGGTCTACCGAGCCTTTAGGACTTATGCCTAAGTCCTTTTCGTATACTCTCAGTCCCCTTGCTCCGACCGCGTCGAAAAAGCCATTATCTAACAACTCATCGAGTACGCCGTCAATGTCCTGTAATTGCAATCCAGCCGCTTGGTATAACTCTCTGACCCACGGGTCGTTGCGGTATATTTTATTTATCGCTTTTAGGGCGTATTCTTTAAAATCCGTTCTAGTCATTGAGTGTCACCTCAACCGTGCCGAGAGTTGCGACCTGTTCGACAGTAAGCGGTATCTTCGTCGCTTGTCCGTTGACTGCGACCGCTTCATAATCGTTTACACCCTGCACACCCAGGACAATATTGCTAATCTGTGCAACTGATACATACGGTTGCTTGAAGGCGATCGCCTTGAGATAGTTGGTAATTGAAGCGGTTATGGCTGCCGTAATTGATGACTTGGTCGCCGTCGCTGTATGTGATACGCCTGTGACTGTGATATTAATCGGAACAGCCGCAGCACTCACCACCGTACAATACGCTCCGACGGGTGCTTGTCCCGCTCCTATGCCCTTGCTGTCAGGGTCGATATATTCCTGTACCCTCTTCACAAGCGTCGAGTCGGCGGGTTGCCTATCGGAGTTAATTATGACAACCTTCACTGTATTATTCCCGTTCCACAAGCCTATTACGTTCGCTTCGCCAACTCCTTCAACCTCTTTCGCCCACCTTTTATAATGGTAGTCGTTGCCACTTGTCGCGGGTTCCCTGAGTTCTTCGTAATACCGTTCTCTAAGGTCGTCGTCGCTTTCTTCATTCTCGCCGTTAATAGTCGGCTCATCGTTAATGATTGAGTTAATGCCGGGTATCGTAATCGGCATTTGCGTTATCGTCCCCTTGGGAACGTTACCAACCGCCCCCGTCTGCATACACTGAATACGCACCGTGTCGCCTTTGGTTACGTCCTTTGTTTCCAGTGATTCATACTGTATGCCACTTTCGGACTCGAACAGATCGCCTTGATGTACCGTGCCGTTTCCGTCAACAATCCGAATACTGCCAATAGCCTTTGTGGCCTTACGCCGTTGCGTTCCTTTACGCTGGAAGGCGATACGGCTCAATTCCTCGCCCGTGAGGTTATCAACGTCTTGCTTGCGTTCGATTTCCTCGCATTTCTTCCACAACTCAAGTAAGGCAAATGCTTCGCCCCTCGTGAGGTCATACGTCGGAAAGCCTTCGGTCTTTTGGTAGGCGTTGTCGATATTCTCAAGCATTGTGTTATGAATGCGGTCTACACTATATTCCGAGTTCATAATCGATTTTCACCTCTTCCCCCGTGTTCGTCACGACCGTAAAATAAAAAATCCCCGCATTGAAGTTCCAGTCTTTTACGACCGCAACGCACGGGACTTTATTCATGATTCCTTCCGTAATTCGCCGCTTTATCTCTGATACTTGGTATGCCCTAGGTAACCGATAGCCGAGAAGGTGGCGAAGGTCAAGACCGAAGGAATCGGAGTATATCATATATTTTTTTAATTCTGTCCGTATAAATAACTCAATCCATTGCTTTATTGCTTCTATCTGTGTATTTTCCACGTTCCTACCGTCCTTAAATATGAAGCGGTGAGTCCTGTAGTCGAACGCAAACGACCGCCCTACTTTGTGTTGTGAGTTAGTCGCGGTAGCTGTCGATTGGATTGAGTTTGTAAAATTGTAGTCCTTCGGAAACATTTAGACTCCTTCCTTTACGACATCAACAATAAAAAAATGTTGCTCGTTCTCGTCCGGGATAACAAGCACTTTATCGCCCGTCTTCCACAATTCATTGAGTACGATTTTCCCCTCGCCTTGTGCTGAATACCCTGAATTACTGCCAGCTTGGCAACCGTTGTGCGTCATCTGCCCGCTGTGTCTATAAGCGTAAGTCGTAATGTGATGAAGAAGCGAGAAACACACATACCCGTTTGTATTGTCAATCATGAACTTGCCGTCCTTTATTGCAACCTTCCACGGTGACGTGCTCACAACTTCGCCGAGTACCGCCCCTATGCGTATCGGATTGGTTCGGCTCTTTAATTCTTTGGCAATTGTTCCGTGCCATTCTTCCATGCTCTCACCCCTTACGACATTCGTATAATCTTCGACGGCGATTCGCCGTTGTGCCATGCATAATTAGCGTCGCTGTAGAAAGTCGCATGCCCTTGGCTTGACGAATTGCCGAAGCAACCGCCCGCACCGTCGGCAATAACAACGTGCTGATTATCTCCGTATATAAGTAAATCGCCTTTCTTGGCGTATCCGTTAAACGATTCGACCTTGTACCCCGCCGCTTCCGCATGACTCGCTAGAACGTCAACATTGTTCGTACCGATGTCCGCTTCATGTTTTAGGAAGGGATTGTAATACGACCCCGCTTTGACCGCTACATCAACGCACCCGTTATCCGTGTATACGCTTTCATACCCGTTCAGTGCGTTCATACCCGCGTCTACCTGTGCGGCATTCGCTGTACTGCTTACAGCATTCGGTGCGGCGGTTGTCGTCGTGGTCGTGGTGTACTTGCTCGTGTCAGGTTCCGGAATTACTCGCTGTAAGTCGAGTGTCATCGTGTGATTGACTCCGTAAGCGTGTTTGCAGTTCGTTACGGTGAACTTATCGTGTATATTGACCGTATTATCATCGATGATGATGATTCGACCGCTTCGTACGGTATCATCGCCGAGAAGCGTCACATTGAGCTTTTCGCCGACTTTGTTCAAGTCCTGTATTGTTTTCTTTGCAATCTGAGCCGTCTGTGCTTGCTTCTTGTCGTCGGCCTTTACAATCTTGCGAATTAAGCCGTACTTCTTTATGCTCTCATCGTCCTGGATTGTAGACTTGACGGAAGCGGCTTTTTCCTTACTAGAGATTGCAACTATGCTATTCCGCATTTCTTCCATACTTAAATCCCTGGAATAATTACTGATAGGGTCGGTAACTACGTCCTGTAAGACCAATTCCTTATAGTCTTCTACGTGAATTTTCCCGTCCCTATACTCAAGGCGGTATTTGTTGCCCGTTTCGTCCGTAGCTTGCTTGATTATATCTTGTATAACCTCGCTCACGGGCTGACCATGATAGACCTTTTTTATACTGGTCTTAATGTCGGCAACATTGCCGAGCGGCACATCATTCTCACTGCATACTTTTCTAATTGCTTCCGTACCGCTTACGCCATTAAATTGGATTTCAATTTCCGACTTGTTGAGATAGAAACAATAGTCGAAGCATGTGTAACTGTACTTGCTCGCTCCGCTCTGCTTCTCGCTCACGATGATACCTTGGAACACTGGAACCTCTTCCGGTTCTTCGTTGAGTGTCATTGTCGCACTCTTGCGGTTATTGCTCTTCTGGTTACTGAACTCAACCTTGCCGCCAATCTTCAGGCGTTGACCGCTCATATTAACGTCAAACGGATTATCGACTAGGTCAAAACTGAACTCTTGGCCTAGTGTGTCGACACTGTCGGAGCGTTGGTAATTATTAGTGTAAGCCGTGATTTCCCGTGTTTCCGTCGTATCCTTGCCGTCTTTGTCTTTCTCAACGTTGGTGTACTGCAACCTCATCAGTGCATTACCCCCGTTTCCTTGTTTTCGCCGCCTGTCGTCGACTGCGTCTGCGTTGAAGTGTTGGTATATACATACTCTTCAATACTGATTGTCGCTTTGATATCGCCGACTTTATCGAGCGAATGGGAAAGGTCGTTTATAACGCAAGGCATGTTCAATATCTCGTTCCCGTCGGATTGTATAATACATATCCGCACAACCGCTTTCATGGCTCTTTGAGCTTTAAAGAATTGCAAGCACGCTTGCCCGTCCGTCCCGTTACCGCGAATGAATGGATACGACTTATTGACGGGCAAAAGGATATTATCAAGCGTCAATGACCGAAGCCCCATAGGTCCGATGAGTTTAATATCTCCACGTAAGCCGTTAAATGTTTCATTGTTCTGCGGTTCGCTTATCGTTGGTAAGGGATTCGGAATAACGGGTAGTGTAATATATTCATTCGTAAGCTCCGAATGAAATACAATATCTGTAGACGGCTTACGTTCGGCGTAGTCCAGTATCTTGCCGACTAGTCCATGACTAAGCTTATCGGCGTATTGCGTTGCCCTACTTATTGCCGTGTGTTCAAGCTCCGCTTTCTTCGCCTGTAAGCGTTGAGTCATTATTTTTCTTGCATTGTCTGTAAAATCCATATCCTCACCGCCTACATGTTATTCATAGCAAGCATAATCTTCTCTGTAATGTGTTTGCCGCATTCATTCATGAACGTTTCATTGCCGATGACATTGCCCTGTATCGTCATGTTTAAGGTTACATTACAGTTACTGTTCGCAAGCTGTTTCAAGCTCTCATCGTGCGGAATGACTTGTGATCCGTTCGGCAAGTTGATAATTTCGCCGCGTTGGTTTTCGTTGACGTAGGTCAAGCCACCTTGCCAGTATTCTGTACCTGTCGCATTACCGTTGCCGACCAATTTACCTACTGTACCGTTAATAATCGCACTGCCTGTATCGCGGATACCTTGGATTGCGTCAGCCGCCCATTGTAACTTGTCCTGTACCCAATTCAGCACGCCTTCGGCAACGTTACGGATAATATCAAAGTAACCCGTAAATATCTGTACAAGCCCCGAGAACGCCAAGTCCCAGTTGCCAGTGAATACCCCCGTTAAGAAGTCCGTAATCCCGTTGAATATTTGTTTAACGTCATCAAGTATAGGGCTAAGCGTTGTAATTATGTTCTCGTATAAGTCCGAGATTAAAGCAGATACCCTATCAATAAAGCCAGTAACGGTGCTTACAATCCCGTCCCACGTTTCAGATATAAATTCTGATACCGCCGTCCATACCTCTATTGCGACTTCTTTTATCTCTTCCCAATGGGTTACGAGTAAGTATATCCCAGCTACTACTGCCATAATAGCGATTAGTATAGGATTCGCTGTCATAACCGCCACGATAACGCGTACAACCTTGATTACACTCATTAAGCCGCCAGCAATGCCCTTGATTAGCGGCATAATCTTGCTTATGCCATTGAAGGCAACAAAGCCGCCAGCAACAGCCTTAAGTACAGGAACAAGGAAGCCGAGATTGTCAGCACACCACCGTATCACCTTGCCGAGCGATGATATAACAAACTTTACTTCGTTCATGGCACTGGATAAGCCTTCTTGTATACTGTCTTTATTCTCATTAATGACTTCGGCTATCCACGTGAAAGCCCCGCTGAACAATCCGAATATATCTTGTATAACGGGTGCAATAATCGGCATGATGGTGCTTGCCATGTCAATAAATGCCTTCTGCATAGGTAGCAAGCCTTTGCCAATTGTCGCCATGAGTGCCGCCTGTTGGTTTTTCATTCGTTTTAGCTGACCGTCAGGCGTGTTCGCGAGTATCTCATTTTGCTTGCTGAATGTTCCGTTTACGACTTCATTGATAGTCGCAAGGCGTTCCGCTTCCGTGCCGTTCTTGATGATTAGCTTCTGTGCTTCGGTAAGCGGTATTTTCATCTTTGTAAGTCCCGCAACGTCGCCGTTAAAGGCTCGCCCTATCGCTTGTGACGCGAGTTGAGCGTCCTCTGCCGTGGCATTTATGCCAAACTTGCCAGCGACAAGATTCGTTAGGGCTTCGGATAAGTCATTGACCTTGTCGACGGGTACATTCCATTTATTAAGCTCCGTGTATCCCGCTCGTATTGTTCCCGCCGAGATGACTCCGACCTTCCCCCACTGTGCCGCGTAATCGTTCAGTTGCTTTTGAGCCGCGTCAATGGAAGCGGCGGACTTGTCGTATAAGCTGTTGTTATTGGCGATACTGTTACGGAGTACCGTCTGCGACAGCTCTGCCGCCTTGGCCACGTCCAGTGCTTTCTTGCCGTATTCGACAATCGCACCGACACCCGCGAACGCCCCGAGTCCTGTCATCGCAAGCCCCATTTTGCCGATACTACCCGCGATTCCGAGGAACTTGTTATTAATCCCGTTGCCGAAGTTATTCAATCGGTTACGCATTGCCGTCAGCTTTCGTTCTGTGTCTTTAGTCGTATTGCCGACTTGCCGCATAGGTGCGGTAAATCTGTCTTTCAGCGAAAGAAGGACGTTAATACTCTTTGCCATTCATGCTCCTTTCTATATCTTCCATGTCGAGCTCAAAGCAAGCGATGTAAAACGCCTTTTCAGTCGCTGTAAGCTTCAGTAATGAAGATATGGTATGACCCTTGCGGATATAATAACGGAACATTGATAACTCTCTGTCCCGCTTAATTACTTTTTTATTTCTTCAAGCGGATTGTTAATTCCGTACATGGCAAGAATCGCTTCGCCGATTGTCATAATATCTTCCACGCTGTCATTCAAGACCTTGTACACAACGTCGGTTGGTTCAGCACATTCATATTTTGCTTGTAATTCTTTGTTCTTGAACAGCGGTACGCAATTGTATATAAGCTGTACCATAGAATCCATGACCACCGATAACGTCATGTCATCTTGCTTAATATCGTCCATGAGTCTAAAAACGGTCGGAAGCGGTTGCTTTACGATTGTAATCTCTCCGCCCAAGCCTTTTACGTATACTTCTTTGCTCTGGAAGCCTTCGTTCATCTTGCGGCTTAGCAAGTCTTCTAATTTGATTTTCTTCATTTCGGATCACCTCATAAAAGAAGCGGACGGGGTTGCCCCCGCCCTACTTAATTACAGAATATAGTCAAGATAGTTATAATCCGCGAATTTAAACGGATAGCTTTCTTCTTGTACTTTTTTGTTCTCGAAAGAATGTGCCAATTCATCGAGCGTTACGCCTGTGAGCTCAATACGTTCCGCTCCGTTTACGTCAGGGTCGGTAATCTTCGATACAATCTTGATATCAGGAACAGACCCGTTCTTGATTTTCCCCGCTATTTTCTGTGCTACGCGGCTATCAATCTTATGAAGTACGATTGTCCCGGCTCCTTCGAACCCTACTAATCGCTGATGTACACCCATTTCGCCGTTAATGTCTACCGCTTCATACTTAAGCGATATCTTGGCTTCAAAGCTCTTTACGTTCGCGTATAATTCCCCGTCAATCCATACCTTACCGAACTGACCGCGAAGAATTTGGTTGTGAATTTCTTTGTTGTTCGCCATGATTTACCCCCTATTCCATTGTGATTTGGAAGCTAAGGTCTTCCATTGCGTCAAGAATTTTAATCTTGGCTGCCAAAAATACGGTAGATTTAAAGCTCATCTTCTTGACCTTGTCTTCGTCCCAGTCTTCCGCTTCTGTCTTGCCAACAGACAGCCATGCGTCCCGTTGATTTTCTACGTCTACAAATGCATGATTGTCATATTCGGGATCGAGAACTTCCCCGTTTACAACCTTCGTCAACGACTTGAAGTACGAATTGACCGCCGAGATGAACAAATACTGATTATCGAGATGATTCTTGTACTTGCCTACGTAGTATTCTTTGAACGTCGTATACAAATCTTCAAGCATTAAATCCATGGACTCAACGATGATGATTTTCCGCATGTCTTCCGTATCCGTAGAAGTAAAGCTTGTAAGCGTATTTACGCCGCGACCAACGCGGACGACGTTATCTTCGTCGTCGTTAATGAGAAGAAGCCACCCTTCATCAGTCCACTTATTAGCGTCTTTTTCGTTCGTAATAAACGAATTGTCTACATAGTCCAAATCTTCCAATTCGTAGTATGTGATACTGCGATTCATGGGAAGGTTGGCGAGAATCGACACGATACGCGGCAAGTAGTCAGTCATTTTTACATTGGTCTTGCTATCCGCGTCCGCTTCATGCACGTACTGACCTTTCATATTAACGACGTGTTTATCATCCGCAACCACCACATTGGCGACTAAGCACTTGACTTTTCTGCCTTTGCTAATAACGTTACGGCTCTTAGTATAGGAAACCAAGTCCGTTTGCCATTCGGCTACTGTAGTGCAAGCCCAGTTGTATTTGATTCTATCGATGACTTGCTTGATATCGGCAAATGCCGTTGTTTTGCTAGGTACGTGCAGCACTACGATTTTATTCACGTTAACGTAAAAGCACCGTTTCAAGAGCTTAATTGTATCAGCATTGTACTTCTTATCCGTAATATCGGCTTCAAATTTGAAGATGTCATAGCCGATTTCGGTTTGTTTATCGTCTTTCAAAATTATTAACGCCGTGCCACGTTCAGAACGCTTTACAGCCGATACTGCTTTTTGCAAGAAAACAATATCGATATTCGGTAACCCAATTGCCATTGTGTACCCCTTTCATAATAAAAAATACCCGTATATGACGGGTCTTATTTGTTTCCGTTGACTTCGAGTTCTTCCATGTATTCGCCTTCGGGTTCGGGTCTGCGTTGCCATATGTCAACGTTGAAGTTGACTATGTACGTCATATCGCCTTTATTAATCGTTTCTATTATGTCGTCAGGCGTAAGGCTGTACCCGTCTGTAATTGGTACGGGTGCCGCCAGTAATTCGCGTATCTTCTCCCGTGCTTCGAGTAACCGAAGGTATCCAACTTCCCGCTTCTCATTGAAGTAATATATGTACATGTTCAATGAATCGCCGCGGATTTCTTGGCCAATATCTTCATTGCGGAAGTCTACAATCTCAATGAAGAAGGAAGGACGCTCAAAGCCTTCTGATATATCACGGTCGTTCACGTCGCACCCCAATAGGTCGCGGCACTGTACCGTAAACGCCCTTATTATGTCTACTGCTGTTATCATTAGCCGAGTCCTTTCTTATTCAACATCTTGTCGATAAATTCTTCCGCAAGTTCATAGTATTCAGGCGGGAAGGAATTGCGAGCCTTACCCATAATGTTTTTACCACGTACAAAAGCCTCTCCAGTATTGCCTACGATTAACTTCGGCTTTCCTTGTGCCTTGTGTCCAAGCATTACATGCCCGTGTTCGACAAGCCAAGCATGCGGAGCGGTGTTTTTTACGCGTACTTGCCACTCGTCTTTACCGTACTTATAGGCTCTATCACGCTTTAGACCCTTAATAAGGTTCTTCGTTCCCGTTTTCGTTTCCTTCTTATAAGCGGTCCTTGCTCTTGCTTTGAGTTTATTCCCGGCTCGTTGCAAGAAGTTTTTAGTATCCTTCGGAAATTGATTCGCCGCGAGGTCTAACAGGTCATGCGATAATTCGCTGAGTCCTTCGTACTGTACGTCGATACTCATATTACGACCTCTGTAAAGATTTCTAGCCGTTCATGATTTAAGTACGGGTCCATGATGTAGAGTATGTTGTGCCGCTTCCCGTCGATGATTAGCCACATATCAGGAGTAATATCATCACGATAGCGACACACTATTTTATGTGTTGTCTTTGATAGTGTCGTATCGGCGGCACGTCCATTGAGCAGGCTCCCTGTTTGCGGCAGCACTCCGCACCACATGCGACCGATGACCATATCTTCTATGGGATACTGCCCCAGTTCGTTCATCGTCGTACTCTTACGGTTAGCATGGATTTCCGCTTCATGTTGTAATAGACTGCTTAATCTACCCTTGCGATACATGATTACACCCCTCTATCAGGTTCATCGAGTACTTATCAAGAATAGCTTGAGTAGTCGGATTTACGACCGCATTTTCTACCGCCGTATACGTTCGGTTATCGTAAAACTCAGCACACAACGCAAGTACTGCAAGCGTCATATCTTCATACTCATCAAGAGCCTGTTCCGTTAGTCCTGTGTAGGAAGAACAATAGGCGATCGCCCCACGTAATATCATGTCAAGAATGGTCGAAGTCGACGGCGATACGTCAGCACGTATGAAGCTTGCTACAGTATCCCTATTTAATTCGCTGACTTTCATACATGTCACCGCCTTTCATTGAAGCGGGGCATTGACGCCCCGCCCAACATGTTAGCATTACGCCATTTTAAGGATGGCAATTCGTTGCTGGTCAACGATTTTGCCGTCTACTTCAACATATCCAGCTACGCCCACGGCATACTGCGTTGCGAAACGTTCTTGCAAGATTGTAATTTCGGCACTGTCTCCGCTGATTTTCGTTGCATACCCTTTAAGGTCAGCAAATACGACTGCCGCCTTCTTCGTGGCTACGTCAGGCATGTTATCCGATTCGAATACCGGTCTACCCAAAAGCATATAACCGAATGCTCCCGTAATATCTTTGTTGAGCAAGTACTGCCCCTGTCCGTCTTTTAGTTTTGCACACGCCGCAAACGTCTTCGGACTCATGATAAAGCAACCGTTGCCGCGGTACTGTTGCGGCACTTTAAGCTGTAAGTCGATGAGGTCATCGGCGGTTACTTCTGTTGCACCGGCCGCGGTTACGACCTGTTTACCGTTCAACAAGCCTTCAATCTTGGTCGTGCCGTTAATCATTTCGCCTTCCAAGAACTGAACAATAGAGTCGGCTACCTTCGTTACGACGTAATTGACAATATCGAATCCCGCATTGTTGATTAATGACTTAGACACCTTCACTAGAACGCCAGCGATATTGCCTTTAAGCGTTACCGCCTTGAATTTGCCGCTCGTCGATTCGAGTTCTTGGAACTCTGCAACGTAGTTGCAAGTTGTCTTAGTTGTCGATTCGTCATCAACAACAAAGACCAAATCGCCTTTCACGTCGTAAAAATCGGAATTCTGGATAATCGGAGCAATGTTCTTGACCGTCTTGATAATTCTTGCTGCAATCGTCGACGGAACAACGACTCCATTATCACCCTTGCCGAGATTCACGTCCGAACGTGTTTCCACGTCATTAAAGGACGTTGCACCCGTCCGTAAGAAGTTGGCAAATGCTCGTTCTTCAGCCTGTTCTTTTGCCTTGCCCGTTACGTCGGCTTTCTTATCTTCGGACGTGTTCATCATCGAGCGTTCTTCTTTCGCGAGTTTCAACGTCTTATCGATATTAGCTACTTCAGCCCGTAATTCTTCGAACTTCTTCGTTTCTTCGTCGTTCAATGCTCTGGTTTCGGTGTCGGCAACCTTCACCAACTCGTCCATCTGAGCGACTAAATCATTGCGTTTTTCAATTAATTTCTTAAATTTCATGTGTTTTTCTCCTTTGAATACTAAAAAACGGTTGCAATGGCAACCGCTACTTCTTGAGATTTTCAATCACTTCATGAAAGGCTTCATTCTTCGGCTTTTCGTCCTCTTCTTGGCGTTCTTCGATATCGTACTGAACGACACCCAGTGCCGAATCATTCGCACGGCATTCCGTCAATTCTTCGCCGTCATCGGCTCTGACTGCAATAGAAGTTGCGATATAAGCGGGATTTACGCTTAATATACTGACTTCGCTCACGTCAATAGCCTTGAGCGTACGGATTTCAGGCTCGTTATCTACTTTTGTCCATTCATCTTCGAGCTTGCGGAAGCCGAACGACCACCCCTTTAGCTGTCGTTCTTCAGCGAGCTTCACAACTTCCGTGTCCGTTACTGTCGCTTTTGCGTATAAACCGATGTTGTCTTCACGTAATTCGAGCGACCCGTCCTTCTGGTCTCCGAGTTTACGCCCATGATTAAAGCGTAATTCTACATTGTCATTACGTTGCAATGCGGAATTAAACGCTCCCGTGGCGACTCTCTCAAGAAATTGCCCGCGAACGTCTCTAATCGGCTTGCTTAAGCGTTCCGTTACGTTCACGTACCCTTCAATGTTCACCGCTCCGTTGCGTACTTCAATCTTCATTGTTCTCACCCCCTTTCTGCGGCTTCAAGTCGTTTAAGTCGCTCAATATACCCGTGTTCGGCGTGTATACTTTCTTATCTTTGGGGTAATAGAACACGTTCGCAAGGTTCATGCTGACGAAATCGATACCCATAGGCGATAAATCTTCACGCTGCCTAATTTCGTCGGCACTAATCCAATTACTATCAAGAGCGGTTTTATACGCGTTGAATCGTGTCAGCATGTCCGCTTTTTGCAAGTCGTTCATATCCAGGCTAAAATAATACGTGCCTTTCTCGTCTTCAAGCAGTAACGCCCTGTTAATCGACTCCGTAAAGCAATTAACAATCGGCATGACTGTCGTCTTGATGAAGATATTGAATGCCTTTTCGTTGGTGAACGTATCAGCAGTAAAGCCGAATAACTTATACACCAAATCCGCATTAGTCTGTTTCGACTCATTCAGCTGGTTCTCTACGGCTGTACTGTCCGCAGATTCAAACGTAATACCCTTGTTGAGAACAATAACGCCACTCTGTCCGCGCTTGGAAGTTATATATCGCCATGCCCGTTTCAGGGCTTCAAGAGCTTTGACGGTTAGCCGTCCTTCGGACTTCAAGAAACCTTTGCGAACACCCTTACTGATTACACCGTTCTCATACACCAAGGCATTGTACATGCTTGAGATTTGCATTGAATTATCGTCAAGAACTCCGTGTCCTCGCACTCCGTCGGTTGAGTTTCGCACCGCTCGTACAAGGTTGAATTCGTCGTATCGCTGTCCGTCGATTAAGTACGATACTTGCCGATTAATAAGTCTGCCGTTATCGATAACCGCTACTCTGTAATTCGGTACGTACTGCAAGGACTCCGCTTTATTGCCGTTCTTGCCGATGTAGCAATAACAAGAGCCTTCCATGATTAAGTCATTGAGCATTGATTGCTTTGTTTCGAACGCTCCAAGTATAGCGTTTGTTTCCACGTTCAGAAGTTTTATGCGAGGGTCGTCAGATACTTCGGTGATCTGTTTTCCTTTCCGCCTATAAAGTTTGATGGGAATGCCCGCGATTATTCCACTAATTAAGAACAAAGCACTAGCGACAGCAGGAACGGATAACGCTTGTTGCCGCGTCAACATCGTATTTTGGTCATAAAACGGTAGGCTCAAGTCTATATCTTCAGCCATGTCAATAAATTCGTTATCTTCGGCCCTTTGCTCCGTTCCGAAGAAGTTTTTTACTATATTCAAAGGATTTCACCCCCTTTCCCTAAATTTGTACTACCCAATCCAGTGTGTTATTCAGCATATAATTCTGATGAAGTAGATACATAGCGTTAATTCCCGCTACAACCATATCCACCTTGCCGCGTGATTTCTTCTTGTTTACATATCGGTTCATGTTTGTATCGTACACACAACGGGAATTTTCAAAGTTGATTTCAAGCAGTTTATTATGCTTATCGTACTCAAGATTACCTTCGGCGATTAATTCGGCAAGCCACTTAGTAGCCGGGTGCAATACGCTTGAATGTTGCTTAATCTCAACTAAGGTGTACCCCGCTTCTTCTAACTTCTGTGCGGTTGACAAGGCGTTATACCTATCGTACCCGATTCCCATAACCGTTACTCCGTACTTCTGTTCAATCTCCAGTATGTAGCGTTCAATCGCTCCGTAGTCTACAGTACGGTTGCCACATGGAATGCAGAACCCCGCATTAATGAAGTCGCGATACGGAATGCGTTCGAGCTTTGTTTTCTCGTCCGTTCTGTCTTCAGGTATAAAGGCGACTGAATCCATATAGGCTTTGCCTTCGTCCTCGTCATACGCGACCATAGCAATGGCGCAGTTGTCGGTAGTCATTGCGAGGTCAACCCCTAAAAATACTTCGCGACCTTGCCAATCAATCCCGTCGACTGCTCCTTTTTGAAGGTCGGCGATATTGACGTAAGACTCTGACCCCGCTCCGCTGTAGATGATATTACAGTGCTTCGTGATGAAGTTTTCCCGTTTGCTTTCAATCTCAATCGCAACTTGCCGCTTTGCCTTGAGGTCGTCCATAATTTCAGGCACTTCCAACGCTAACGGGTTCGCCTGTTCCAGCACTTCATCGTTCGTCGCCCAACCCTTCGTATCGTCAGGCTCATAGAGTAAGGCGAAAACCTTATCATCATCAACCGCACCGTTCAATACACGCTTAGAATAATCAACTTCGTCTTCAAATGGGTTATTAAGCGTCGGATACTTGGTCGAGATAATAAAGCCGAGCTTATTCAAGATAGTCAACTGACCGCTTCGCATGGCTTCAATCGCATACGTGTTCGGTAATGCTCCCGTTTCGTCGACAAGGAACACGCTAGGAAGTTTGCCGTCAAGCCTACCCGTAGAGTAATTAAGCGGTGTATATCGATTCTCCGTTATGTTGCAGTGGATATAATCCCGGAGTATCTTGAACTTTTCCTTGCCGTTCATCTTGCCTAACATAGCCGGGCTACTTCTCAATACTTCTTCTATGGCTGTCTTGATTTCCCTTGATAGACTGCCGTCAGGTGCAACGGAATAGAATTTTGAAAACTTCGGTTCAATAAAAAAGAGCAAAATAAAAAGAACGGCAATAATGAATGTCTTACCGTTCTTGCGGCATATCTCCAGTATGGCGTTCTCATATCTTCGCTTTTCCGTGTTCTCTCGTTCTACTGTACATAGGATTGCAATAATAAAAAACCACTGAAAGCCAGCTAATGAATCATGCACCGTGCTATTAGCCTTTAAACCCTTCGGCATTATCATGAGTTTAAGTAATTCGCCAATTGTTCGGACTTTATTCTCGTCGATTTTATACGTCTTATCCTTGTCGTTCGCAATCTTCAAGAACTCTTTTACCTGTATCTTTACATACTTCGGTGCGTTCACGCTTCCTTCAGCAACTTCCATTGCATATACGTATGCCGGGTGTCTCTTATTCATTTGCTTCACCCTTCAGTACGTTCATTAACGGATCTGTTTCCTCTTTCTTTTTATTCGCAATCAGGGCTCCCATTTTTGCCCTGCTCTGCGGCGATAAGCATAAAGCGTCGCACAACTTCAGGTACGTCCGTGTAAGTCGTTCCATGTTCTGAGTGAACATGCCGTCAAGAGCAAGCGACGGATTCCCCGCTACTGTCTTATTCGAGTTGTTCAACATATCAATAACAACGCTTGCTTGTGTAATCGTCACCGTATCGAGCGTACTCAATACATTCGCCTTGCGTAGCACTTCGGTAATAAAGTTGAATACTTCAAGCTGTGCTTCATTCAGATACGACGGTGCGACAATTTCCGCATTATCTGTAAATGCGTTCTCCACAGCAAGCCGCGTTGCCTTCTCTTCTTTTGTCAAATGCTTCTTCGTAACTTTAGCACTTGTTGCCCGTGGCATTTTCTTCACCGTCCTTTTTTTTGCGTGCGTGAGACCCTAGGGAAAATTGTATAAAATGAGGTAAGCAGTACGGTCTCAGGCTTTTCCCTATTTTTCTTTCCCTATCCCTAGGGGGGATACCGCCAGTGCCTTTAGGGTACTGGGACTATACTCCCCGTGGTCTGCTTTGTAGTGGTGTGCCTTACATAGTGTTATAAGGTTATTCAGTGTTGTCCGTTTACTCCATGCTTTATGAAGTGGCTCTATATGGTGAACGTCTAGCGTCTGCCCTACGCTTATATATCCGTCTTCCTCTAGGCATAGTCTGCATAAGTGCTTGTCTCTCTCTAAGGCTTCGGCTCTTGCTCGTTGCCATTCCTTACTGCTTCTGAACTTTCGTTCCTTCCTTCGGCTGTCCGATTCGTTCCCTCGTTCTCTTCTGTAATCTCGTTTGGGTTTGTTCGGACAATCCCCCGTATGTATCCCCCCACAGTAGGGGCATGCCCTTAGCACGGGGTTACCCCAAGCCTAGCCACTGTTTGCTGTTTCATTCTTTTTTCCCTTCCATCGTCCGTATCAACAAGGCGATGCGTGCCTGTATCTCATTGTCTAGGTGATAGGTTATATCCATGTGACGTATGTCATGGGCTGAGATATTCAAGCCCTGACGGTACCGATGTAAAAATACGGGCATTGACCGCTGTACTATTAAGTGCAGATAATACGGAACAATCCCCCTCGGTCTTACGACTACGTATTTACTGTCGACTTCTTGGTCGTAGTCCAGGTATATCGTTTCTCCCTTGCTAGCGGATACCTGTATACCTATGCAGCCTTCGTGGTATATGGTGCCCTTTTTCGGCCTACCTAAAATGTCGGCGACTTCTGTAATTTTGGCCGTTTTGTAATTTTTTAAGGTCATACAAACATCTCGGCCAGCATGTATTTTTTAAGGTCTTGTAGCTTTGCAATAACGGCTTCTTCTTCCTGGATGGTAACTGCTCCGGTTGATGAGGTTAGGAACCTTTCCATCTCGACGATAAACGCTTTAAACTCCTTCTCGTCTTCCGGGTTGGTGCTTACGAGTTGCCGTAACATTACCGCAAGTTCCCGTCCCACCTGCTCCGCCTCTTCGTTAATTTGGTTTAATGCTTTGGCCATCTCCAAAGCATCGGGGATAGGCTCCAGCTCAAAGTTGTCAATATATCTGGGAATGTTTAGGTTGTAGTCGTTGTCCCTGATTTCCTCGATTGATACACACCGTGAATACTTGTCCTGCTCCGACCTTGTGGCGTATGTGTTAATGACCCTTGTCACGTGTTCGACGGTCATTTGGTTTTTATTTTTGAGTTTTTTAAACTCTTTTTGTGCGTCAATAAACAGAATGTCTTTACAGTCCCTATTCTTTTTGAAAACAAGAACGCAAACGGGTATATCCGTGTTGGCGAAAAGCTTTTCAGGTAGTCCTACAACTGCATCCAACAGGTTACGGTCGATTAGCTCCCGTCTTATGTCTCCCTCGGCCTGTCCACGGAACAGTACGCCGTGCGGCAAAATATAAACCGCTGTACCGTTATCTTCCAATGAATGGATGCCGTCTAATACGAAGGCGTAATCCGCCTTACTTTTGGGGGCTAATTTATATCCCTCAAATCGTTCATCCATAACGGGAACCCATGTCATCGAATACGGCGGATTACTGATTACGGTATCGTACTTCCAGTCTTCCAGCGGGGGAACGGGAACTTGCGCAATACTCCCGTTTTCCACTCTGTAGGCATTTAATTTTTCTCCGGTTAATACGTTCTTTTCTACGACGGTTGCCGGCGCTTCTGCCATCAATAGGTTAAGCAGTAGAAAGGCGATGGCGTTTTTGGAATATTCTTCGAGATGTAGGTCGATTGTCTTATCGGTGTTATATTTTGTCAGCGACAGGCCGCCTATACCGGCGCATACGTCACGGACATTACCACCAGGGACAATTCTTGCTACTATATCCAGTACGCATTGCGGCGTATAGTCCTGCATATAGTTTTTGCGGTCGGCACTTTGTTCTTCAAATTCGGCTAAAATGCCGCCGTAAGAATATACGTCTTTTAAGGCTTCCATCAGTTCTTGCCGCTTGATATCGTCAAGTAAGGCCGTCATCAACGCTTCCGGTATTTCGTATTGCTCCCTGATATTAAGCTTTTGCATGATTATTCGTAATATCGCCACGTTGACAACTACCTCCTTTGGCCGTATCTAGAAGTATTCATAATATGAGTGGCTGCGACGTAGTCTTTGCACTTCCCTGTACCGCCTATCTTGATTCTGTTAGCAGAGCATATCCCGTTATAATTGTTTAGGCAGCCAGTGCTGTAGCAACGGACTTGCGTCTTTACCTCTATCATGAATACTCCTTACACGGCAAAGGGCGACCCGCTAAGGCCGCCCCGTCTGTAAATAAAACTACTACTACAATAATAATATTGGCATTGTGCTTACGCACTTCTTACATATACATTATACCGCATACCGCCTGTATCATTCAGTATCACCATGTACCATTTTGTATCCTCTTCTATATAACTCGTTGAAGTGTAACAAGGCTCGCTTGTGTATTCTAAAGGTCTGCCCGTGTGACATGTTCAATCCGTCTTCAACTGTATTCCAACCCTTACAGTATACATACCGCAATTGTAATACTCTTCTCTCATACACGTCGAATAGCGAATTAATTAATTGCTCGGCTCGTTCTCTCTCGTCAATAAGTCTATCCCACTCCGTCGAAGTCTTGCTTATTAATTCGTCGAGCCGGATAATCTTGTCGCTTATATCCGATGAACTCGTTCCGCTTATTCTGTCCTTGCTGTAATCAATCGCTTGCAGTGTGCATATGTCTTTTCTTAACTGTTCAATGCGATCTTCTTTTATTCGCAGTCGTACATTCAGACTTCGTACATACTCAAGATATTCACGTCCGTTCATTCTTCCTCCTGTTCTTCTTCGTGTCTGGGTCTTCGTCCCATTATAGCCGTAATGTAGGCGTCTTCCCCTTCTTGACTTCTACACTCTCTGCATATGGCTTCATTATTGCACTTCTTTACTCGCTGTCCGAACTCATCGTACATCCAATGCCAGGCTGATTCTCTGAACAGAGGACGGCCGCAGAACGCACATCTTGACGCGGATTCACGCGGCTTATTATTCTTCTCCGCCGTCTTGCCTAGGATTACAATGCGCGGAGCTTGGTAGTGTCGTCGCTTATTCCTTCGTGCCATTGTGTACCTCGTCATAAAATTCTTCTATGTCTTCTTGCGAAAAAGCCGTTATAATTCCATGCTCATCTCTACTTATATAGTCGCCGTGTTCGACCTCGATGTACGAATATGCTCCTCTTGCCGGGAGATATTCGCGAATTACAATTAAAGGAAGTTCCCCCGCTTTCTCGAATTTCCATTTATACTCCCTACCATAAATTTCATTGTTTTCGTTTAAAAATTTCTCAACTTCGCCGTTATTGTTATAAAACCGTTGAACAACTATCTCCGTCGGCTTGTGTACGAACTTCATCATATTTTCGCCTCCAGAACGACCTCGATTCTCGGCCGTTCGCTGTAGAATTTTCGTGCGAATATCTCGCACACAACGCTGTCGTCTTTTAATACCGTGCCGTTAAGGGCATCGAGTACACCTTTAACGTAATTGTCTATATCCGGTTTCGTCGTCGGTCGTACATACCTGAGTGACGCTTCCTCTCGTTTTTTCTTGCTGAAACTTTTCGGCATGGCCCGGAATACCTTTAGATTCAAGCAACACGCCCGGTCAATCGGTGTGAAGTCCGGATCCGACAGTAGCGGCTGCAATTCCAATCGTATAAGTTGCTTATAGGACTTCGACTGAATCGGGTCATACGTTTTTACAAATCCGCCTTGCCGCGAGAACCTCGGCCGCCCCTGTGCAACCGGATTACCGTATACGATTAACTCTATTTGATTTTCATCTTTGTAATATTTTACCGGCATTTACTCATCTCCTCCTTTTTGCTTCGTATCATCTTCGGCTACTCCATTCTGCGTATATCATAATCAGAA